TGAAATCGAGCAAACCACCGCCCTTAATTTTCAAAATACCATTGGCGTTTAGGGCGTTCTTGAGTGAGTTAAGCGTTAGCTTATCACTGGCCTTTTGAATATCCAGTTCTCTACCAAGAGCCATCAACGGACTTACGCTTGTCAAACCACCATCCACGGATAGCAATCTGAAGTGTAAGATGTCGCTTTGTGGAACGTGTTGTTTTGGCGGTATGCGTGGGTCATCGAATGTGATGTTGTAATAGAGACCATTCTGATTGTCCAATCGGTTGAAAGTGACTTGAGACGGTCTTAAATACTCCCACTTCATATCACGGCCATTATCATTTCGCCAGCGATATGCAAAGGCTTCCCCACCCAAAAGCATTTGAGCAAAGATAGATTGGTAGAAATTGAAACGGTTAGCGTTGTTAGACGGGTTATCTACGATACCTTGCATTTGTTTTCGGCTAGTCGTTAGTTTAGCGGTCGCAAGGTCGTTAGATAGCTGACTGATAATAGAGAATAGGTCCGAGTTTTTTAGAGCGGTTTCGGCTGATACCCACTCACTACCATTCAAGGTAGCTAAAAACTCCGGATCAGTAATATCAAAAAAGCCCCCTTGATTACTCGGTGGGCTTTCGGTAGCAATATTAAATATCGGCAATTATTATCACCTCCTTTCTAGCCTTTCTTAGCGGCTAGCTCACTAATTAACCCCGCTAGTACGAATGTAATGGTCATACTGATACCAAACCATACATAGCCGAGGTTGTAAGTCGTTAAATTAAGCGAAATTGCAGCTAAAATAAACATCAAAATGTCAAAAATAGCCCAAATTGCCTTAAAAAACTTCAAAATCATGTCTTAATACTCCTCTAATAGCCCGCTATCTGGGTTTTTTAGCCAATTCAAAACGGCTTCTTGACTCATGTGTTCAACTTTCCACGTTGGATTGTTAGTGATGGCGTAGTCTTCAAACGCATACATGCCATCATAAAACGCATCGATAAGAGTATCCACCACGTCGATTTTATATGTCGATTTCATTTTATCGACTTGAATACCGATGTTATCTTCTTTAATTACCGCATTTATCAATGCTTTACGCATAATCTCATCATCAAGGCGAGTGATATTACCTTCGATAAATAGCGTTTGAAGGAATTTTGTAGGGTCTTTCAGCTCGCTTGTACGCTGCCTAATCGGCATAAGTGGGAAACTAGTGTTAGATTCCAAGGCCTTGATAATCTTTGAAACTCCCATAGCATCGTAGCCAAAAAAGACCACATCAAGCTGATTATCTTCCACATACTCACAGAACCAACGGTACACTTCCTCTGGGTTGATAAGCCCTTGTGGGTGGCTTGTGATTGTACAATAGCCCTTGGTTTCTAAATCTCGATAGTTAACACCGTCTTGTTCCATTTTGGCTTCTAACGAACCAGCTTGTTGCCAAGGGATAAAACTATGTTGTTCGATATGCCATTTCTGACTACCGTCTCCAGCAACGTAGGGATAAACAAAACCAATAGCCGTATTATCGCTGAACATAGACGCATCCAGTCCTACATAGACACGTTTCCCCTTGATGTCAAATTCATCAACGACTGCATTTTCAATATCAGTCAAATCAAGGAAACTATTGCTATCTGCCAGCAACCAACAATTCATGTTCTTAACTTGGAAATCGGCAAGTTTTCCCATGAGTAACTTCTTATCACGTTCAGAAAGTAGCCCTTTCATCAAGCCATCCTTTAGTTTAGGGTGGTTAAGTAGTGGGTTACTCTTTGACCATGTTTCCGGTTTAAAAACCTCTTCCAAGTTATCTTGCGACCAGATTAAACATAGCTGATCATCACCAGAACGGTCAAAATCACGTTCCATAATCTCAATCAGTTTTTTCTGCTCTTGATGAAATGGAACATCGGGCGTTTGGTAAGAAGTTGAAATTTCAATAAAGCGTGAGCCTTCGGTGTTAACTTGTCCGGATGTGATTTTAGAAATTCCTTCATCCGTTCTAAGCTCACCTACCTCATCGGCTACGGCCAGTTTAAAGTGTTTACCGTCAAATTTACCAGATTCAAACGAGATAGTATGAATAGTGTTAGCATCTACGAGCGATTTAATTTCTCGTGAATATAATTGGACTTGTGTTTCTTCTGCTAGCGACTTAAACGGCTCATTCTCTATGATTCTAGCCATCATAGACTTAACGTAAGTAAAGAGCTTCATTGTCTGGTCAAAGTTTAGTGAGCTAACAAGGAAGTCTTGGTTACTTTGCCCGATAATCTCAATCAGATAAGAGAAATTAAGGCAGATACCAGCTATCATCGTTTTACCTTGTGAACGGGCAATCGAGATAATGATATTTGAAAACCTTGGTACATCGTCTAAATCGAACCATGCAAAGAGTTGGGCAAATATGAAATACTGCCAATCCATTGGCTCTAGTTTTTGGCTAAGATCATCAACGTTAGGCACTAGAGACAAGAATTTCAAGAAACGGTTAAACGCTTCGACTGAATAGACATAAGGAAAATCGCTATCCCCTTGTCGTTGCAAGTCTCGGAGGTGTCGGAAACATGCTAATTGAATATTGTAGCCAGCGACAATATTGCCATCTAGCACGTTAAAACAATATTGTGTGCCATAGTCGGTATATGTTTTTCGCTCATAAGAAAAATCGATGCTATTATAAGCACCGATTACATCTTTTGACTTGGTTAAATCAATCTCTTGCATGTTTCACCTCCTTTATTTGAAGAATGCTGCCATCTTATCTTTCATCGAAGAATTATCCGCTTGGCTTCCGGCTATTTCAGCCAATTCTGCCCGTCCTTTAGGTGTCAAACCTAGCTGAATGCCTATTTTATTAAGGGTTTCGGCAGCGTCTTTCATCGTCGCAACCGCTGGATTTTTTTTGAAGCCCATTGATTGTTCACCTAAAATTTCACCACTACCGGGAGACTGGATATATTTAATAATCTCGGTTTGGATACCGTTTTCTTTCACGTCCTCGTAGGCTTTTTTGTAAATCTCGTATGTCGTGCAATAGGTTTCCACAAGGAACGTGTCAATGCGTTCGACCTTTTCTGTTGCTTTTAAAAAAGGAATGATTTTAGTCCAAACCGTCCTCGCTACTGTTCCTAAGTAGTTTGGTGGGTCAAGCGGTAGAAAACGGTCATTTTGCTTGTAAAACGGCTCACGCCTTGCTGGTGACTTATTTGCCACGCTCTCACCTCCTAAATTAAAAATAGACCCTTGTTAAAACCCTCAAAATTGGCGTGCGGTGTAAGAAAACACCTTGTGGCGGCTCTCCTTGGCACGAGAAAGGGGCGGGGGTCAATTTTAAATCGTCTCGAGGGTTATTATACCGCCCTTATTCTAAAATCGTGCTATGGGCTTATTAGAGGGGTTTAACAACGTCCTCTTTTTTGCGGGCTATTAAATCTGCCCACGTTGCCACGGAAAGTCGTAGCTCGGTGTTTTGTTTCGTTCTATTTTGACCAGTACCATAGATTTCTTGTTCCAAGGTACGTTTCGTGTTATCGCAGCTCCTACACGTTGCTACCACGTTTGAAATTTCAGTTCGAAGTTCTGGAGCTATTTCAACGGGTGTAATGTGGTCGCCTATGCGTGCGTCTGGTGTGGTCACACCCAAGGCAAGACAGTACTGACATAGAAAGTTGTCACGTTCTAGTGCAATCTTACGAATGGATGACCAAGTCTTTGAGCGATAGAATGCGTAGCGTTCCTTGCTCTCATCGTCTCGGTTCCTCACTCGTGTGTTGTATCTTGTCCGTGAGTATCTCTGCCTTTCCTCAGTATATGCTGCTTCCATACTGTGATGTGTACTACAGTAGTGTAATGGTCTCTCTGTTAGAGCATGGCATCCCTCTGCCTTACATCGTCTGACCATTGGCATTGGCATACCTCCTTCCAGATAAAGTAAAAGAAGAACACTGTTGTGTCCTTCTGATTCGATAATACTATATTACCACGTCGATAGTATGATGCCGTATGGATTGGTATATACCACTATGAATCAATCCAAATACTTCTCAGCTTGTCTTAACTTAACGTAGTATGTAGCCTTACTAAAGCCCATGCGGTCACATATCTGCCAGATATCCAGCTGGTCTATATATACCATTTGCAGTAGGGACCTAGCGTCTATATCCCCCACGTTTGCTATCTGTCGGCGAAACTCTAGTTTCTGTTTGATAGCTTCGGCAGTGAAGCGTTCTACCTCTTCACGAGCTGTCATAAGCTCAACATAGATATCATCCTTGCCCTTACGTTTGCCACCTTGGACCATGTCTGTTTGCATTGCACCAGCCGTTACTTTTAGCGCTTGCGATTCCAATCTCTTGATCTGTTCTATCTGACTGTCAATGTATCTATCAAGCGCCTTGATTTGTTGCAGCCGTTCCACTGTTCTCATAAATTCGTTTTCCTTTATGGTATAATATTATTATTAACGTTTGAACAGTCCTAGGCATTAGTCTGGGTCTTTTTTTATTATCAAGAATAAAGAAGGATTAGGGTACCACCTCCCATACGTTAGATTTAGCCATGCCACCGGTAATGCAAGACTAGGGATGAAAAGAAATAAAAAGGATTCCTCGATTCTAATGTTTTATTTACTGGATTTTGTGTCGAGGTCTGTCAGCTCGACGGGTGTTGAAAAAGTGTCTCTTGGATAGTGTGACAGACTAACAGCCAGTGACGGATTCGAACCGTCTGAAACCATTCTGGCTACACGCCTAACATGTAGGCTTTATATAAGGCTTTTTTGACAGTGGTCTTCTCACGGCCTACCTTGCCTTTGTTGCGATATTCTAGGGTTATGCGGTCAACTTCATTGTCTAACCTCTCGCTCCATTTATAGTTATTAAATACATAATCAATAACCTCACTGAACAGCTCTCTTGAAAGTAGCCCTTCCATTTGAATCACTTTCAATGGCGTTAAAGCAGCTTTCTCCGCATAGCAACAATTGAGGGCGTTTTGGGTTTTGTTAGCTTTCTTCTTATCGCACCCTTTAATATCTCTAATGTACTTGTTTAGGTCGTTAGGGTGTTCCTTGCGCAAAACTTCCACTTCTTCTTGAAACCGTTTAAACAGTCCCTCTGGCAGTCCTGCATTGATTTTATCCAACACTGGACGTGTGGTTTTCCCTCTTGTGTAATTAGTAGACAGATAGTCTTGCAGGTCGTTGAATAGTTCGTCGGAAATGATGCCTTCTAGTCTATCGACAGTCGCTGGTGATATCCTCGCACGTTCAACGACTGCACTGTTAAAGGCTTGATAAATGATGCGGGCTTGTAACTCACTGCACTGCTTGACCTCTTGGAAGAACTGCTTATAAGAGCCTTTTTTGTGTGCTTTTTTCAGTGATGCATGCTCGCTGACTAACCGTTGATATAATTCCTCGGTCAGTCCGGAATATTGGTATGTTTTGCTCATGAGCTCCGCTCCTGTATCACTTTGCGGTCTGCGATATATCCCTCTAATGTTATTCCAACAGCTTCAAATGGGGCGAATTCGCACACAGTTCTCTTAACCACCATTGTCGTAAGCGCTCTTGTATTTCTTGGGCCTCTACCACAAACAATAGCTACGTCTCTCCTAAAGCGATTTCGCTCGAAAGCCATATCATAAAGTTTTGAGACATTTCTCATTACCAATTTTTTTCGTTGTCGTTTGTTCATTAGCTCCCTCTCCCTTTCAAGTAACTTGGAATATCATCCCCGACGTTAACGCTGTCATACTGTTCCTTGCTGACAAGGAATTTCCCGTAAGCCCCACAATCGAGCGTGTAGAACTTGCCTACCATAGACTTTCCAGTCACCTTGCCATGTAATTCCACTGCATTATCTGCCTTATGGATAACCACTGTCTCGATAGGTCGGTTGACCACTCGTAGAACAGTGGTAATGTTAATTGCTAGCGACACCACTAGCAGAATCGTTGCGACTGCCAGCTCATTATAAATCCTCTTCTTTGACGAATGTTCCATTTACCATCTTTCCCTTTCTGTTTTTAATCTCATCATACGCAATACCGAGACACTCAGTCACATCTAGGTCTAGTTGGTGTGCTGGCACGATAATTGTTACTAGCGTGTCTCCGATTGCATCTTTGAGTGCTGCTTGCGGTTCCGTGAATTTAGTCGGTTTCAAGAGTACGTCCCGAATCTCTCCGACTTCCTCAGTGATACGCATCCACTGAATATTTGGGTCAGCTTGCTTTAATCCACGGCTGTCTGCCCACTTGTTGATTTTAGTAATTAGGTTATTCATCCGCTACCTCCAAACAGCGTGCGCCAAGCATAGACTACAGCTACGACCATCAAAATAAATTTAATCGTTTTCATCACTCCACCTCTTTCACTTCCACGCCTTCACAATCGAACACCCAACCGAAATCAGCATCTTCTAGCTCTTTGCGGGTAAACTTAGCCCGAAAATCTCCAAATTCTTCTGAATCTGCGAATAAGAAATCTTCACCGTCTTCTTGGTTCAAATAGCTATTATTTCCACTAATTCCTTTAACTCGAACCATATATCTAGGCTCTTCCTCGACCTCATAACCAAACTGGTGCATGTTGACGAGGATTTGGAAAGCGTTTTTGTTTTTGCGATACCAACGTGTGAAATCGTCATCTAATGCTTTTTCAGGTACACAGTCATTTTCGTCCAAACTTTCGAACATATCCCAAGCTAAGCTATGCAAGTTTAAGTAAAATTCATCCTTATTCTCCTCATACCAATCTGCCACATACTGCGGTACGACTGGTTTTTCAAAGAACGAGTCATATAAATCTTCTGCGTAAGCTACCGAAATGCGTGCTACCTTAGATAGTTTCTGTACTGCTTCATCTTTGTTCATTCTACTTTCTCCCTTAATCAACATTTTTAAGTTTTGCAGGCACCCACATTTTAGGGTTGTAATTGATCTCATATTTGTATTTTGAAACATTCGGCACTTCAACATCTTCTACTACATAAGAGACATTATCTGACAAACCGATAATATGTTTTTGATATTTGTTCTTCCCATTTTCTACAACAATTTCAAGTTGTTTATCATGAGTATCAGCCTTGATGGACATCCTACCGCTCATTTGGAACATTACGTCATTTGTAATAGCATCAATCACCGTTACTTTTCGAACAACATTAAAGTTATCCGACTCTAGAGATAAATTTTCAGATACTCTACTTGCCTCTGAGCAACCAGTTAAAAATAATAAACCACTTACAGCAATAATTGCCATTTTACTTAATTTGTTCATGCTTCCACCTCTTCCAACTCCACTGTATACATCCTAGAATTGCGATATTTAACACCTCTCAAACGATGCAATTCGTTGATAGCGTCGTTCTTGTTGCTAAAAATATGCTCACTGTCTGGCATATTGTCGTAATATACGATAACTTTATATTTCATAGCTCGATTAATCTCCTTCCATTATCCGATGTTCTGCGAGCATATACCGGCGTGCCATAGTAACCAACGGTGCTAGCTGACACGCCTAATTGTTCAGCAATTTCACGTTTAGTGCCCATCGCCAGTAGCTCTTCACCTTTGTATAAGGCATACTCTTTCACTTGCATAATTCCATCATCCTCGTTAGTAATTCTCCATCCGGTAACTGCTCAAGCGTTAGAATGCGGTTGAGTTTCTTGGTGTTAATACCCAACTTAGCGCTGATAAATTCCATATCCTCGTGATTAGCCCAAAACCATCTCGAAAACTCTTGCGTTTGACCTAATACGCTTGTGTGGTCGTAACTCCCTGGAGCATATACGCCGACCAGCTTGTCTTTGTACTTGCTATTCATTCGAGCTCCTTGATTTCAAATTCAATACGCGGATTAGGGCTGTACTTCTTGCGAGCTCTTAAATCGCAAACAATACTGTCATCCGTCCAGACGATACCCTTTTTATCAACTTTGTTGTAGCCAGCTCTTGAAACACTGTCAAAGAGCGATTTGACCAGATTATCAACGTCTGGAGTTTTCGCATGCCAAAGTGTTTCAGACATGAACCGCTTGAACGCATCCCACGTTTTAGCCCTTGCTTTTGGCGTGGGCTTTTTTGATACGCTCAGCGGTGCTTTCATGTAAAAGGTAACATCAACCATAATCGGGCCGTCGAAGAATTGTCCGTCGTACTCTTGCTCAATAAGTTGCGAGCACTGACGACGCCATGCCTTCATTTTCGGGTCTTCATAAGTTCCAAACTTGCTGAATCGTGGCCTTGTTTGAGGTTTAGGCTCGATATTTAAAGTCATTTTCATGCTGCACCTCAGAAGGGTAGGTCTGAATCTTGGATATCCATAGGGCTTGAGTTCCCGTATGGGCTGCTATCTCTTGCAAAGTTTGGCCCTTGTTGTTGTGGTGCTTGCTGACCGTAAGGCCCAGCATAGCCGCCGTCGTTGCCAAATGCTCCCGATGTGTTGCCCTGGTTTGCGTTACTACCTTCACGCGCCGCACGGCTCTCCAACATTTGGAAGTTCTCAGCGACGACCTCAGTGACATACACCCGTTGACCTTGCTGATTCTCATAGCTACGGGTCTGAATGCGTCCAGTAATGCCAATCAATGCACCTTTTTTAGCCCAGTTAGCCAAATTTTCAGCTTGCTGACGCCAGATAACGCAGTTGATAAAGTCTGTTTCACGTTCGCCGTTAGCGTCCTTGAAGTTACGGTTAACCGCTAGGCTAAATGTAGCTACTGCAATATTGCTGGTCGTGTATTTTAGTTCTGGGTCACGAGTTAAGCGCCCAACAAGACAGACTGAATTCATCATGTTTTTAGTTCTCCTTTCAAGTGTTTAAAAAGTCATCCAGTGTTAGAACCTCATGCAGCTTTTTTTGTGACTTGCAATAATCACAATGCCCACACTTCTTAGGTTCTTCGTTTCCAAGTGACACTTGATACACTCTGGGAGCGTGTTCTGTGATGTATTTAAGCCCTTCGTCCAGCCATTCTTCAGTCAACTCGATAATTTCCTTATCTGGCTGTTTCTCTTTCGATACGGCCACGATAAACGGCTTGAATGTTGGATAGTCCATTTGTCGTAAGAGCTCTAAATAAGTTCCTAGTTGGACATGGTATTGAAACCCTAGAATGTTATTAACTGCCGTTGGTACTTTGGCACGCAATTCCTCTGACCATTCCTTGGCCCAGATAGATTTCATGGTCTTTAAATCGACCACATAGCCTTTTGAAAAATTGATACTATCCAATTTGCCCTTGAATGGCACTCCAGCGATAAAACCAGTAACAATCTTTTCTTTTTCAACCTTGTCACCTTTTTTTCCGTGATAAAGATTATTGAAAAGTGCGTCGTCCTTAAGTGTGTCGATAACCTTCTCAGCTAACTTGAAATCAGATAACAGCCCATAAGGTTTGCGGCTTGAGAACATAGCTTTTTTGTTATCTTCTTTGAATTTCTCGTGTGCTTCCTCACTCTCAAAGTAGCTATGGACGTAGTTTCCGAAAAGTAGAGGTTTTTGATCTCGTTCGTCATCCCAAACACCATCATCAATAGCCTTAGCTCTAGCCTCGCATTTCATGTATTCCTTGAAACGACTTACAGACATATAGGTTTTGTCAGAATAATAATTATCATCCGTCAAGATTGTTAGTTCAGTCATTTTCTACCTCTTTGATTTTGGTTGAATCACCTTCGAATAAGCTAACTTCTTCGATGATTTCACCAGTTTCAGCGTCTACGCTTTTATCTGGTTCAGCTTCATCACTCATAAGGTCGCCCAAAAGTGTCTGGGTGTCCTCGTTTTTTGGTGTAACATCGATAGGGTCAGCCTTAACTTCCTCAGTTTGATTATCTGAGATAAGGCCCTCTTGCATTTCTGTTGATAGAGGGGCATATTTGCTCAAAATGCTCTTGAGTACGGTTTTTTGAGCCATAGCGTCAAAGTCTGTTGACCAAGGCCCTCTTGCGTAAGTCTTTGAAAAGCGTTTACCGTGTGATTCCGCTTGTTCTTTCGTCCAGAATGTCAGCTTTTTAAAGCCGTTCACAAGTTCAAATGTTGCAAAGTAGCCATATACTTCATCTTCTGGTTGGGTGAAATCAATATCCAATGTTTCAAATAATGGGTCATACGATTTAAATTGTGCTTTGTAGACCTTGCCAGAATTAATAGCCTTAAACTGACCAGAGCGGATAGCTAGCTGGATAAGTCCTTTGTAACCTAGTTGAAATTGTGCGTCTTGTTTGTATGGCACGATGTAGGCAAAGCCCAAACTTGGCTCGATAGGTAGATTTAATACCGCTGCTTTCATTGCCGCCGTCATGATTGAAGCATTGCTAGCTCTTGCTAGTAGGTTGTTATTGTTTACGATTGACAATAGACTGGCCGTAAATTGTCGTTCATTGCCGTTAAGTACCTCTTGAAATTTCTGTTTGACTGCTGGTGTGTTAAAAAAATCCTTGTGCGCTAATTGATTTGTCATGCCTTTGCCTTTCTTTTTGTTTTGAATACCCTTATTTCGCATTTTAAGGGGGTGTAGTGCAATTTTAACGGTGCCGTAGTCTATTTATACCACCGTTCAAAACACACACCTTAAAATCGATTTTAGAGGGGTTTTCTAGTGTGCGCTAAAAATCTGCGTCGATTTCTTAGCGAAATACATATATTCATTAATTTTCTCGATGAACGAATACAAGTCCAAGTCATCCATCATTTTCTGTTTATGCTCTTCCGAGAATACAAGGCCATGAATACGCTCGTAGTCTTCAAAGAGCTTGAGCTTAACTTCTGTTTCTGTCAAAGCATCATCCTCTTGTCTTGTTGCGTTTTGAATTGATAAACATGTTCATTCGTCGTTCCAAGTCCTGTCTTTTTAAAAACCCTCGAATAGACACGCTTGCCGTAAATATCTCTAATTTCCTGCGGGCTTAAGTTAGTTGTTATGATCGTCTTGGTACGCTTATTCAAAACACTGTATAAGATGCCATTAGACCATTCCGATGCTTTCTCAGTGCCCAAATCGTCTAATACTAGCCATTCAGCTTCGGCAATCCGTCTGATGTACTCAGCTTCAAGACTGAAGTCCTCTTTGATTTTAGCTAGCAAGTCAACCACGTTGATAAACAGCCCCATCTTTTTTGTGTAGTCGGATAAACCTTTAAGCGCTGAGTAAGATAAGTGACTCTTACCGACTCCAGTATCACCAATTAAAACGATGTTGTATTCATCACCGTCAATGTATCCTTTAATCTGATTCCTAACATTTTTTAAGTCTTCCTTCTGCTCTCTAGTCAGAGCTTGATAGTTGTCAAAAGTGGCATTTTTTAAGTCGTCATCAAGTAAACTGAAGTCTTTGAGAAAGTACAAACGTTTCTGTTCTTGCTCTCGCTCGTATTGTTCCTGTGCCTTGATTTCATTCAATCTTGCTTGCTCTTCACGATGACAAGTCTCGCAAACTGTATAGGGCTCTCTACCAGGAAACTGGATTGTTACATAATTCCTTTTATGCTTGTCACAGTACTTGTCGCTAGTCGTCATATATCGCTTTCGCATCTGTCTAGCAGTGTTCTCTAAACTCATAGGCGTTACCTCTAATACTTACCACAAGCAGGTCCGAATTTGGCTTTACCGTTATTTCGTGGTTTAGTTAAGAATGGTTTGTGTCTATCGACCGTATTCTTGCTATTTTCGAATTCCCTTTGGTCTTCTTGTTGTCGGGCTACCGTTCTGATTCCATTCTGTACCCAATTTTTTAAAATGGATTCAACATACCTAAACGAGCGCTTAGAGTTGTCAGCAGCTTTGTCAATAGCTATCTTAATTAACTCTGTTTCCAGTCCGTCTAGGTCTCGATACGCTTTGAGTTGTTGGAATTGAAAACCATCTAGCAAACCAATTCTTTCTTGATAATATTCATAGACGTTAAAATCAGCAGTAGCAGAATTATTTTCAGCTCCTATACTATATAAAGTGTTACCACTATCTGCTGCTGACGGCATCTCAGTATGGTTTATATTAGTATGGTTTAACTCAGTATGGTTAGAGTCCCTCTCACGTTCCTCTAGAAGTCCCTGAGGAAGACCCCCAGAAGTCTCTCTCGTGTACTTCCGAGCATTTTTTATACTTCCGGAAGTCTTTTCTGAGTACCTCCTTGAAACGTCAATCTTTAGAGGGTATATTCTGTTAGGTTTATTTAAACCTTGCTTGATCTCTAACAACAGACCGAAGTCGTGAAGCTCCTTTTTCAATTTGATAATATACTGCTTGCTTTTTTCCAGAAACTCCATAGCACTCTCAACTGTAAAATAGCAGTAAACTTCGCCGTTTTCGTCTGTCCAGTCGCCTCGATTTTTAACAGATAGATTAACTCTATCCAACATCAAGGCGTATAAGGTTTTGGCATCATTTGATAAACCTTTGTATGCTGGGTTGCGATACAAGGCGTATGGTGTCATGAAAAAATTTTGTCTAACAAGTTCTTCTTCTTTGATTTTATTGTGTTTTTTCACCCTTTCACCTCCCTTTGATTTAATGTCTCGAACCGTCCACTATTAGTTGACTGTTGGACTCGTTACATGCTATAGTCAAGTAAATTGTTTTGATGAGCGTTGCACCTTTTGGATTGTTTCCGGAGGTGCTTTTTTAATGCCTACCCTCCCACCACTTCAATTATTTAATTATTTTTCGTTACGTTTCTTAAATCCAAGAGTAAGTCCAGTGATGCCTGCTGCAATTACTACCAGCCCTAAAGTGCTAGCGATGCCCTCTTTCTCGCCGGTACTTGGTAGAGTACCACCATAAACGGCTGTTTTTGGTGCCTCTTTGCTCGCTGGTGCGAGGTTGTAAGTAACTGTGGTATATTGTGCCACTTTGTTATTAGGACGCTCTACGCTCGTTTTAGGGGCTTTTTCTGGCGTGCTAGGTTTTTCTGGTGTTGGTTTAGTTGGTTCCTCTGGGATGTGCAACTCTGGCAAATCCAAGATAGGTGCATCAAATGGTACGACACCGCCTGACCATTCAGGTTTATCAATGCTTGGTGCATCGAATGGAGTTGTTCCGCCATGCCATTCGGGTTTATCATACTGTGGCGCATCGTTTGGCACTACCCCACCATTCCATTCAGGCTTATCATATTGTGGGGCGTCAAACGGTACTGTTCCACCGTTCCATTCTGGTTTGTCTAGCACTGGTGCATCATTCGGAACAGTTCCGATTGGCTCAGTATATTCTGGTTTCACACGTTCTTCAGGAATACCAGGGATGCCACCTTGAAACTCTGGAATTTCCACCTTTGGAGCTTCACGAGGAATTTCAAATGTTGGTTCAGGCTTGTTTTCACCACTGGCATCGCCTTTACCACCGACAAGTTGAACATAACTGTATGAGATAGCACCGTCTGACTCAGCTTTCAACTCAACCTTATTGGTTGGGTTAACGCTATCCTTAACTGCATTTGTCAGTTTGGTTTTATAGTTCAAGTAAATCATATGGTCAAGCCGATCCATTTTGATTTCAAAACCATGCTCAGATTTGCTGATTGACTTAACCAAATCCATTGCTGAACCTTTATCAATCCATGGATTCACGCTCTCAATATTCTTAACTTCAAAGAAGTTATCCACAAGGGTTTGATTGTCACTCATTTCGTCAATGATTGTGACATAATTCAATAGGCGTTTGGCATAGTTCAAACGAACTGTCCAATTAATAACCGTTGGGTCGTTCTCGTCTTGACTACCCCATTTAGAAAGCAATTCATCTTTACCAATTTCTTGTTCTTTGCCGATGTTGACAGTGATCACTGTCCCATTGAAGTTTACTGTGACTGGCTTGCCACTTTCGACCTTGTCTGTCCAAGTAGCGTCCATTTTAAGACTCATTTGCTTGTTAAGCGGATGAGATGCAAAGTAGTTGTTAAATACAGTAGTCACAGTATTGCTTGCTGTGTCTGTAGTAGCTCTACCAACAACTTGCTTGTCAGGATTGTAAACATCAAAGTCAAAGTTAGTTTGAAATTTCACTTCTTCAGGTAAAGTGAACTTAACCTTATCCCCTTCATTGATAGCCATATCGTCAGGGAATTTTACATCCTTGTATTCCACTGTGAAGCCTTGGTATTTACCAGTTCCTTGAGACTGGTCAACCTCAACATTAGGGTTAGATACTTGGATAGTGTCACCCTCTTTAACGAATGTAGTAGGTTGCGCTTCGACTGGCGCTGTAGTTTCTGCCACTGGTTGCGCTACTGGTGTTTCTGTAGCAACCGCTGGAGTTTCTACCGCTGGAGTAGTTTCGACTGGTGCTGGAGTTTCTGCTACTGGAGTAGTTTCCACTGATACTGGAGTTTCTGCAATCGGTTGAGCTACTTCTGTAGTTGCTACCGGCGTTTCTGTCGGTACCACTGTTTCGCTAGGTGTCACTGTCACGTTCCCAGCATTATCAGCAGTATAGACATTAGACACCGCTGGTTGAATATCTGCAACTGGTTGAGCAACCTCGTCCGCCGATACTGACCCAGCTCCAATCAATAAAGCTGTAGCAATGGCAAGTGTGCCACACAATCCAAATGCTTTGCTTTTAGTGAAAGATGGTTTTGCAATTGTTTGTGAAATCATGGTATAATCTCCTTGTAAATGTTTTTTTCTTGCACAGGCCCTTACCTGTGCTTTTTTAGTGCTTCAATCCGCACCCATAGCCCACCGTTTCATGTTTTTCAATGTTTTTTAGAAAGGTATGTGTGAATGTGTGGGTAAAGTTTATATTTTTGGGGAAAGGTATAAGTTACACTCCACGGTAGGCCGTGGCTACGGATTGAAGATAGTGATCTTATCGGTTTCCGTATTTTGCCAAAAGCTCTTGTTCACGTTTTTTGCGAGCTTCATATTTGCGTTCGTTTTCCTCGTATGGTGTCCATACTGGCTCGAAGAAATATTCCGGTTCTTGTTTCTCTTTTACAAATAGCCATTTAAATAGTTTTTTCATTTTTAATTCCTTTCTGTTCCCTAACCGCACTAGAGAGCTAGCGAGGACTGTGTTTTTAATTTCATATATATTTAAGGAGACAATTATGAATATCAAATCGTTGTAGTTATAGGTATCGCTTCAATTTCTCCTCACTAGCTCACTGCTACGGCTAGGGTTGTGTGCTAGGCAATCTCTTGCCAGTGTGTGTTAAACCAATCTCTGACTGCATCCCGTGGGTATCTGATTTGACTCCCTCGCCCTTTGTCGATTTTTGGGAAACCGTCAAGGTTGGTTATTCGTAAAAATTCTGTGTAGTTGCCAATTCCTAGCATTGACTGGCACTGTTTAGCAGTTAAAATCATGGGTAGCGTTTCGTCTAAATCGAATGCTTTTGTTTTGTCTGCTATCACTGCCGTTAACATGCTGTCGAATTGGTCAGCCAGTGGTTTGAATGGGTTGTCCATAGGCGTTACCCTTTTTCAAGAGCGATAAGCTCTTTTTGTTTTGGTGTCTCACGAATTTCAAATTTTGTGAAATCGTCGTAAGATAGATTTTCCAAGAATTTGACGGCATTTTCAGCGTCGACGTGCTTGATATTGGTGTACTTGGTAACGTTGAAAGCTTTCTTCAAACGTGAGTACATCAAGCGGATAAACTGACCTTTCTTGGATGCGAACAAGTTATCACTTGGATGTGTTTTCTGTTCTTCAAAGTAGAAATCAGCAAACACGCCAGCTTTTCGAAAGACAATGCTCTTGATTTTAGTAGCTTCACCATCATCGATATGGACTTTCTTGTTAACTTCCTCGACAAGCAACTCAATGTCAGTGAGTTTTTGGTTTGTCTTTTTAACGTTTCTGTCCATTTCTTCCTTGATTCCGATAACTTCTTCTAAAAGTTGCTGATTGACATTGCTTTGTGCCACAAGGTTCATCGCTTGTTTTTTCTGCATTTCAACCGTTTCAGCGAGTAGATTTTCTTTTTTCTTGTTCTTCTTACTCATTGATAATTTCTCCTTCTATGATTGTTCTTCCGTTCTCTGGGACAATCTTATTCATTTCGTCTAACCAGTTTTCAGTTAGCGTCAAGATGTCTCTGAGTTTTTCAATCTGGGCATCTTTGCCAATCCCTTGAATAAGCGTTTTAAATCTGAGTGGTGCCATTTCTTCGTCAAAGAAATTTTCAAACTTGGTTACGAGCTTACTTAGGTTAAAGATATTAGTAACACTGTTTTCTAATTTCTCTTTATCAGCTCGTAAATGTTCGATAGATTCTTTCAAGGCGATTGCCTCGGATGTCTCTTTTTCAAGCATTTCGTAAGAAGCCGTTTTGAGCCTTAGACTTCTTTTGACCGAATCAAGTTCGTCCGCTAGGTCTTTATTCTTGCCTAGCAGTTGCTTGTTAAGGTCTTGTGTTGCTTGGTAATCTTGTGGGATGATTTCCTTTTCAATTACTTTCTCGGTTGTCTTGGTTTGTTTGACACGTTCCAACTCGCCCTTGACCGCTTCGAGAGCTTGTTCTTTGAGTTTTAGGCGACGCTTTACCTCTTGCAATTCTCTGACCGTTGGTGATTCGCCTTGCTCAATCTTTTCGATTTGCTCTTGTTTCTCTTCTTCTGGAAGTGTTGCGATGAGGTAGAGGACGTTTATCCCTAAATTCTGCGACGTCGCAGAATTTGGAAGTTCTTTCGCTACTTTCATAAACTGATTGGCAACCTTCTGACTAAACTCTATTTTCTTAAGCCATTCCATGAATTGCCCATGTACCAAATCATTTTCTTTAACGTGGTTTAATCGTCTACCAATTTCCCAAATCGATTGCCCAGCTATTTGCTTGTGGTGGCTTATCTCTAATTCAATTTGAGAAAGGTTGTTTGACAATGCTATTTCGTTCATAGTATCCTTTCTGAATTTGATATAATTGACTTATCTTTGATGAAAGGAGAGACAAGTCATGATTGAAAATTTTGATGATTTCTTAGAAGCTAAGTATCCAGAAATTCGAAGCGGTATCAACGAATCTGTTAGCGAAGCTTTGAAATCACTTGCTGACAACGGTATTGAGTTTGATAGCGAAGTTGTTGCTGTTTCAAGTGCTATCGCATTCAACACTACTTGCGAGATTCTAAAAGCTTATGATTCATACGTGCAAGAGCACAAGAATCGATAGTATCTATTACAATCTCTAAAGCCTTATTAGCGTTTACCGCCTTTGGTAGGCGCTTTTTATTTCCACTATATGGATATCGTTTTGGTTTCATGTTTGTTCCTTTCAGAATTTTAATTATTTAGTTCAAGTTCTTGAACTTTATAGTTAAAAAAATATTCAACTATCTCATCTTGTGAGATTTCTAATAGTTCAACCGCTTTTACAATTTCGTCTTGTTTCCACTTCGCTTTCCCGTTGATCTTGAATGAAAACCTTGAGGGAGTTAAGCCGATAGCTTTTGCAAAAGCTTCTTGCGTCCCGTATTTTTCTTTAATACGACCCTTTAATTTAGCGTAGTTAAATCTCATTGAGTTCTCCTTTCTAAGTTCAATCTCTTGAACTTTATGGTTTTATTTTAATCCTTCTCTTTTTATTTGTCAACAGTTTTGTTCAATTTTTTGAACTTTTTTTTATTTTTTCTTGAACTTTTGTATTTTCTACTATATAATGAATCCATAAAGGAAAAAGGTAAAGAATATGAAAAATACTACTGCTGCACGCTTGCAACAAGTTATGAGCGAACGAAATTTAAAACAAGTTGACGTAATTTCTCTTTCAAAAGTGCATCAAAAAGAATTAGGTGTAAAACTTGGAAAGAGTGCTTTGTCTCAATACATCAATGGAAAATCAACACCAGACCAAGAAAAGTTAGTGCTACTTGCTAGAACGTTAGGGGTATCTGAAGCATGGCTCATGGGGTACGATGTTCCTATGACGAAAGAAGAACAACAACAACCAAGCTCCCACGACATCGATAACATAATAGAAAACGCCATGATGTTCGACGGTAAACCGCTGACCGAGGACGACAAGCGGGCTATCCGTGGCATAATTGCGGGATATATGAGCAGTAAGGGAGATTGATATGGTTCGCAAATCCAAACAATCTTATAGAGATTTGGTTGCTTTGCTTGACAACAACGGGGTTGCTTTTGAACTTATGTCAAAAGGGAAAGCTATTACTTTTTTAGAAAAGAACAACTACTACTATAAAGTCTCTGCTTTTAGAAAAAATTTTAAAAAGAAAAACGGGAAATATCAACACCTTGATTTTCAGCACCTTGTAGATTTAGCCACAATTGATATGTATTTGCGAGATACGCTTCTAGATATTGCTATTAATGTAGAACACTTTATAAAAGTCGAGTTATCTAGATTAATCACTAACAATCCCGATGAAGATGGTTATACCATTGTTCAAGAATTTGCCGTCAATTACCCAACATACTATAACAGTACCTACAATCGATTCAGACAATCTCGATATCAAAAAGATATGTTTCTAAAACGTGGGGCTGATATCCCGATTTGGGCATTAATGGAGCACATGGATTATGGCTGCTTGTTAAAATTAGTAAGGCTTTATTTTGATAAGTATAATCCCAGCTCTCTTCAAAAGGCTGTGACGTTAGGTGATAACTCGAGACATCTCAGAAACGCTTGCGCTCACAATAATGTCCTGATGGTAAATGTATTTAGAGATGATGAAAAATTGAATAGAGTTAACGCCGTAGTTAATACGTTTGCTAGACAAAAGGGCGTTCTCAAATATCGTCAATACCGCAAAGTGAATGACCTTCTTTCACTCGTTGCCTTATCAAATGCCTACTGTTCCACTGCGGTCCAATATCATCAAGGTTTAAAGATCCAAAATCTTATCGACCGAATGCAAAGGTATGCATCTGATTACACAAAAACGCCAGAACTGGTTAAAATGTTTACTATTTTTTGTAAAATCATTGACAATAAGTAAAACATTTTGTAAACTATTTTTAGTGGAAGACTGATTAAGTTCAGCGCCCTATGGCTTGTGCGTGCGCAAGTGTAAGGGAACAAAACGTCTAAAAAGAGCCAGTTCGTTTGTCGAATTGGTTCTTTTGCTTTTTCTATAGAAACTGGTGTGAGGTGCTATGACTGAAAAAGAATTGCTTGAGCAGTTCAATGTCTCTATCTGTGAGTTTAGTTCTCACGAGTGGTCACGAAACGGCTTTATCGACCCGATAAACAGGGTGGTTTATATCAATGGGGATTTAGACCAAGACACTCGTTTAAAGGTCATTCTGCACGAATTAGGACACTTAGAACACAACTCTAAAGACTATGAGCGTTTGCGTGAGAAATACGAAGCTCAAGCTAATAGAAATATGATCCATGAATTGTTGAAAAACGAAAATCTTGATGATTTTAATTACTTACACTTTATGGAAAAATATAATCTTACCACTATTTGTGATGAGACTTTTGTAAAAAATGAATATTTAAAAATGATGAGGAATTGATATGAAACTTTTGAAAAAATACAAATGGTATATCTTAACAATTATAGTTTTATTCTGTTTTGGCTTAATGTTTGTGCCACGGTCTGGGAAGGAACCGAAGGAAACAAAACAGTCTAAGACTGTCAAAGTAACAAAACACTCCAAAAAGTCAAGCAAGCATAGTTCTTCTTCGACTTCAAAAGTTTCTAGCAGTTCAAGTTCAGAGCAACCGCAACAACCACAAGAACAGACGCAAACTGAGGCTTCTCAAGATCAGCAAGAAAAACCTATTGACGGTGTAGGGCCTACGCAATCACAAGTAGACCAAGCGACTGAACAATATGGGTATACTCCGGGGTATGGCGGAGTGCCTTCCGATTCTCCTGAGATAGCAAGAGAACAATCAGACCAACAAGCACGCGAAAACTGGCATGATAGTCAAGTTGAGTGGGCTAAACAACAAGGGTTTATGGATTAACCCAATAAAAAAACCAGTCTTTCGACTGGCCAAACTATATCAAGGGAGTGTGTGAGATAAATACCACCACCCTTTTATTATACCATAATAGAGGACTAAATAATGGCATCATACAGAAAACGAGAAAACGGTTGGGAGTATCGGATAAACTACTACGATTCGACTGGGAAACGCAAACCAAAGTCAAAAGGTGGTTTCCGTACTAAATCTGAAGCTATTAAGGCTGCGGCTGAGATGGAACTGAAAATGCAAGACGGCTTGAATGTAGATGAAGATATTACTCTTTACGCTTACTTTAAGCAATGGTGCGAAGTTTATAAGAAACCCACCGTTTCAAAAATAACTTACAAGGCATACATTAACACCCAGCGTAAGATAGAGCTATTTTTCAGCGATAAGAAACTGAAATCTGTTACTGCTACACAATACCAACGTGTGCTGAATAGCTACGCTAAAACTCACGCTCAAGATACTGTCGAGCGTTTTAATGTGCATGTCAAATCATGCGTTGAAATGGCAGTACATGAGGGATATATCAAGCGTAACTTTTGCAAGTTTGCTAAAATCAACGCTAAAAATAAAGGCAGAGATATTGAAACGAAATTCCTAGAGGTCGAGGAATACGAGCGATTGATCTACGAGACAAGCAAACATCCAGAGTATGCGTCTTATGCAGCACTCTATATTATTGCTAAAACTGGTATCCGGTTTGCTGAGTGTCTAGGCTTGACCGTGGATGATATCAACCGAGATACTGGCATGTTATCGGTCAATAAGACATGGGACTATAAAAATAACACTGGTTTTCTACCGACAAAAACAAAAAGCAGTATCCGAGAGATACCACTTGATGATGACTTTATAAATTTTATTGACCAGCTACCACCTAC